TCCAGCGGACAGCCCAAAACGCTTTGCCAGTGACGGGCACCCACTGCATGGCTTGCACCCACTTGGAGCGCAACGATGCTTTTCGTGTGAAGTATTCTAGGGCTTTCTGGGACGCTCTGGCATTGAAAATATCCTCCCGGTCAGTCGTGGCTGGGATGACAGTGGGGTTAGGGGGAATGCGCGTGTATTTAGCGACCCGGGCCACATACTTCGGCTTGATGTGATTGATTCGGAATCGCTTTCGATGGGCCGGTTCGCGTTTCACTTCGAGCCGTGCCAAGTCCACATTCCAGCGGACGTCAGGGAAGCCTCGGAGTGCAGAGGCATTCAAATACCATTGGACTTCATAGGGGCGGCGAAGGAGCCGTCGCGTATCATAGGCCTTGACAGTCTCAGCGGCCAGGGCCGCGTCGTTCAACGGTTCACTCATGTTCGAAGGCTCCGGCCAAATGTTCAAAAGGATTTGCAGTCATGGGCTCCCACTCTTCGGCTTCCATACTTTCTCGGATCTTCACTCGGTCTTCGGGAGAGGTCGCCTTGAGCGGTGTCTCGCTCGGCTTGAACATGTCGAGCCAGGACTTGAAGACCTGGGCCTGGGCCGCATGTGCTTCCATCATGCTTTCAATAATCTTTGTGTTCTGGGTCTGCTGCTGACGCATCAGTTCCAGTAGTTCGTGGACAAGAGTTTCGTTTTCCATTACACCCACGCCTCCTCTGACGCGGCTGCACGACGGCGAATACACTCAACTCCCTCATCAAAGAGGGTTTTCTGTTTCACAATGGGCTTGGCGACCGGATAGGCCTGTAGAGCCACGGTGGCACCAAGGGCTACTACGGATGCCACGTCGTCATGCTTGCCATTGGGGGCCGAGATGGCCACACCACCCATGGCATTGAGCTTCTTTTGCAACTGGGTCAGCTGTTGATAAATAACAACGTGGTCCAGGAGCTTGATTTTGTTGGTCCTCAACAGTTGGATGAGGGAGCCATACATCTTGGCCTTGGATTTGCCCGTAAAGTCGTGGCCAATGATGCTAAATTGGTGCTGCTGAGCCAGTTGCTGGAGGGCTTCCAGCTGATACTGGTCCGATACGACGTAACTCAGGGACCACTTCTTCACTTCGGATGCAATTTCCGCAATAATGATGGAGGGGTCCAGCGTGATTTTGAGTTTTTTGTCGGGTGTCCACGTTCTCAGCACGTCCTGGACGATAGTTCCGTTCCCGTCCATGTGAAAGATGGCAAATGCAAAGGAATCGTGCCGAAACGCTGGGTCCATGACCCCAATATAGTTGGGCTGGAGGGATCCTTGCTCGTTCAGGAGTTTGGACCGCTCCTTGATGCCCTTCTGAGTGGCCTGTGTCACGAGGTCCGGTGGGATAAATCCTGAAATAGCTGAGACGAATCGGGCCAGGGACTCACGGACGAAGGCTTCTGGGTCTTCAGCCTGCAGTCGGGCCAGCTTTTTCTTGGTGACGCGGGGATTTTCCATGGCCCCCGTGCTGGCCTGCAGGACGAGTGTGTCTTCATACTCGGCTCTGTCCTCCAGGGGCAGACGATAGCCGCCCGTGCCAGCCCTCCAGTAGTCCCACAGCAGCCCTTCTTCGGTGTAGGGTGTGGAGATGAGGAGCTGCTTGGCCCGGGGAAACTGGAGTTGGGCATAGGAGACGGCACGCTGGACTTCGTAGTCCGGGTTGGCTGCCTCAGATGTGCGATACCAGAAGCCCAATTCGTCCCCGATGACAATGGGCATAGCGAAACCGCGACCTGTCTTGATGGCCGGTGGCTCTGGCAGCACGGTGATGCCATTCTTAAATTCGATTTTGTCCTTGGCTGTCGTCTTAATTTGGGCTTCCAGGGCCTTGGACTTGTTGGCCATCAGGGCAATATGGCCCATGTTGGCCTTGGCCGTGGCCAAGTCCTGTGCAATGTAGGGGACAATGACGTCCTGGCCCTGGGTCACATGCTCCAGATGGCCCCCAAAGATGATTTCATAGAGGGCAATGAAGGCCGTGATGGCTGCCGACTTTCCGGCCCGACGCCCTAGAATGCCGACCAGGACCGAGTATTCCTTTGGGTCATACGGCCAAACGTCGATGGAGAGGGGAAATCCCAGCGCATCGTAGACCACTTTGTCATTGAAAATAGACCAGATGGCCAATTCGGCTGGCTCGGTCAGGGGCATCCCATAGAATGCCTTGATGGCCACTTGCTGGGGCCGCGACAGCGACTCCCAGCATGGCTTCATCAACTTTGGATCTTCAATGACTTCTGCCAGTGGCAGATAGGGAATAGAGGACATGTCTTACAGGCCAGGGACGATGGTGCCCTCTCGCACCCCATCACGGACTTGGTCTGTGCAGCGTCGATGGGCCTCGGCCCGACTCTGGTCTGTGACTTCGATGGTTATGCCATGGATGTCCGTATAGCGGGCACAATAGGCTTCCCCGTCAGCCGTCATATTGACGTCGATGGGAATCTGGTATCGGCCCTCCATCATGGCCTCATAAAATCGGTTCTGTCTCACAGCTCACTCCGTTCGCCACCTTGGATGGTAGCATAGTTTTCGGCGTGCTGGGCCAGAGGGGGCAGGCCCTTGACCTGACGCCAGTGGGCATTGGTCGCAATCCGGCTCAGGCGGCGTCTATGCCGACGGCTCAGGATCGGATACTGGTCCGTGAGACTGGTGAGTAGGGCTGCCCTCCATGCTGCCCTGATTTGCTGACGATTCATTCTGGTCCTCCTCAGGCAGTGCCTGGGGCACTGCCGTAATGGTGATGGTATTCTCTAACAGTTGGGCCTTGTCACGTTTATTGGCGATATACGCGGCGAGGTCGTCATCCTTGGCCTGCTGGATACTTCCCTGGGCTGCTGGCCCTGTACGCAGCAGGTTGAGGCCCTTGAATACTTCTACGGCGATCTTGGCATTCCCGTCGGCCAAGGCGTCCCTGATGGCACTGTGAGCCAGGGGAATCAGTTCCTGGACAATCTTATCTTCATAGGTGGCAAAGATGTCCGCCCGCTTGGCCCAGGTCAGTGTGCGTTCGACAGTGTCCACGGAGCAGTTAAATTCTTTGGCCAGCTGGGTATTAGTCATGTTACGCATGACTTTCCCCTCGACCATTTTCATGGCCCGCAGTCTCTTAAACTTGGGCTCCGTTACTGCCACTCTGGCTCGCTCCACTCGAACTAATACTGGTTATTACGCTTCTTCTGCATACTATTCTGCAAGTATGAGAAGAACTTATTGTTTTGCAACTGGGACTGCATCTGCTGTTGCTGCATGGCCCTTTGCAGATTTGACATCATCTGACCTTGCCCCTGCTGCATGGCATTCTGCAAATTTGAATACATCTTACCCGAATTGCCCAAAGGATCTGTATTGGGAACCCAAGTTAGTTCTGGAGTTGGTTCCTGATAAGCAAGTGGTCCAGGGAAATCATTCCAATCGGGAGGATAGATGTCAGGCTGTGTGGATTGGTTTTGGCCCATTTCCAATTGCCGTTGCCGTTTAGCTTTTATTACGTCCAAACCTCCCGTAAATCCTCCAGGTTCACTTCCCATGGATGGGTCTTGGTCTACTTCCTGTGCCCGTCGCCATTCATCAGGATATCTATTTTGGAAATCCTCAATCTGGGCAGCTCCAATAGCACCCATGTGTTCATCGTAACCCCAGGGGCGACCTTCTTGCATGGCCTGAGCATACATTCGATCGTATATTCGCTGCTGCTCTGGAGACAGCTGAATTGGCAAATAGGACATGGTAAACTTTTCTGATTTAGGGGGACGGCCCGAACTCACAACCCGGCGCACTGGAGGAGGGAGGACAGTGTGGATCGTGATGGGCCGTCCAGGTTTTACACATTATACCACGTCATGCGGAAAAACGCAATATGATGGCCAGCTAGCTGACTAGCTGGCGGAGGGGTTGGATGGGGCTTTAATTGATAGTTTATGGTGGCCCCGGAGAATGTCCATTTTTGATGTTCACTGAAAAACGAGGTGAACATTTTTTCTAGCCAAATCCAATAAGTCCAATATAGAGAATGGTTTATGTGTGGTTTCTTAAATTAGCGAATGGACATTTTCATGAAAACCACGAGGGTGAACATTTTGATAAAGCCAATGTAATCAATGATTTACAAAATGTTCACTCATGTTTCCAGGGGGCGTTTTCAGGGTCGGTGAACATTTCGTAAGTCACTCAATATAAATAGTTTAGGTGTGGTTTTTGGAGTCAATGTTCACATGCCATATAAGAAATGAACTTGGACAAGTATTTCTTATATGCCCCGAGCTAGTAA